TTTAAGTATACAGGTGTTGAAGTTGTACGTACAACAATGCCTACTCCAATTAAACCTAAAGTAAAAAAGATTATTGAAACCATGCTTTTAACAAAAGATTTACATGAAACGAATAAAATTTTTAATGAAACTTATGAAATATTTAAACAGCTGCCAGTTGAAGATATAGCTTTTACCATGGGAATAAAAGGCTATGAAAAATATGGATCTCAATGTGACGGCTTTAAAACAGCTAAGCACATGCCTATCCATGTTAAATCTGCATATTATCATAACAAACTTTTAGAAAAATTTGGAATAGATAAAAAATACGAAAAACTTGCATCCGGAGATAAAGTAAGGTTTTTTTACACCCAACAACCAAATAAATTTGGGATTTCTGTATTAGGATACAAATATTACTATCCAAAAGAATTCAAGGATAATTTTAAGCCTGATCATGAGCTTATGTTTCAGAAAATTATTTACAGTGTAATTGACCGTTTTTATTCTGCTGTGAATTGGAAGCTGAAATCTCCCGGTAATCAAGTTAAGACAGATTTATTTGAATTACTAAAATAAAAGCGTTGATTTTTAAAACCTATCTCATAACATAAGATATATGAGCAAAACAAATAATATTGTCACATTCGTAGATCATATTGGCAGAACTATTATCGGTACTTCTGAAGGGGACATTGATAAGGGAGCTGCTTTTTTAGTTAGAAACCCTGCCATTATTCACGTTCAGCCGACCCAAACAGGTCAGCTGAATGTACAAACTATTCCTATGTACTTTAGAGAGTTTTTAGGTGAGAAATCTCGTGAAGCTGGTACCGTATGGAAGTTTAATTATGCCAGCGTAGTAATGGGAACCGATGTACGAAATGATGAAAGGCTTATTACTCAGTATGAGAGGCTTTTTTCAAATGCTCCTGGAGAAGCTCCAAAACAAGCCGAACAAAAAGACGAGCGTGTTATAAAGTTATTTGACGAATAAGTTAAGCTTGTATTAACGCCCTACATAATAAAATATGTAGGGCGTTTTTATTGATTTTTTAAAAAATATATTAAAATAGAATAATGAAAGATCTTAATAAGATATTCGCGTCTTTGGACAGTCTCAATAGTGAGGCTTCGTTTTTAAATGAAAATGCTTTAAGCAAAGTTGATACTTGGTATGATACTGGTTGCTATGCTCTAAATGCAATTTTGGGTGGCAGTTGTATTAAGGGCGGAGTACCTAAAGGCCGTATAGTTGGTTTTTCTGGTCCAAGTCAAACAGGTAAAACGTTTATAGTAAATAAAATTTTAGCAAATGCACAAAAACAAGGCTTGTACCCTGTTATTTTTGATACTGAAATTGCTATTGATGAAAATAGTACGAAAGGTGTCGGTCTTAATGCGGAAGGCACAAAGTATGTCCCGGTAGATACTATTGATCAATGTCGTAATCAAATTTCTACTTTTTTAGATAGTGTTATAGAAAATAATGCTAAAGGTAAATTTATTATTAGTATTGATAGTTTAGGTAATCTTGCATCTCAAAAAGAACTTGATGATGTAGTGAAAGATAAATCTGCAGCAGATATGGGTCTGAGAGCTAAGTCTCTTAAAAGTATGTTTCGAGTACTAACTTTTAAGGCTGCTAAAGCAGGAGTTACAATTTTATTTACCAACCATACATATGACGACCCAGCTTCAATGTATCCAAGCTTAGTTAAAAACCAAGCCGGCGGATCCGGTCCTCTCTACATGTCTAGTATTTTAGTTCAACTAGCCAAACGAAACGAAAAAGAAGGCGAAGGAGATAGTTTACTGGATGATGTTAAGTTAGCAGAAGCGAACAAATATACCGGTACTACTATTCGAGCTCTTACAGTTAAAAATAGGTTTTTACCGCCATTTCTAGAAGCTGAAATGTACTTATCTTTTAAAACAGGTCTTAACAAGTACAGCGGTTTGCTCGCTATGGCATCAGCTCGTAATATTGTTGTTCAGAGCGGGCCTACTTTTACTGTTGGTATTGATTGTGGTAAATATAAAAAAGGTGATAAACTTGGTTATGCAAAAAACTTTGCTAAAGATGCAGCTTTTTATGACGGGTTTATTATTCCTGAGCTTGACAAGATACTTCAAAACGAATACTCATACCATTCTAATACATCTGTAGATGAGCCGGTTGAGTAGAGTTGTAGTTCCTGTCAGCGGAGGAATGGATAGTTCTGTATTGCTGCATTACGCAGTCAAAATCTATAGTCATACAGATGCTATATCATTTAATTATGATCAAAAACATAAAAAAGAGTTGAAGTGTGCAAAACTTCAAATTGATTCTGTTAGGGAAAAATATGGTACTAAAAAAACAAATCATACTATTGTTCCAATTTCATTTTTTAAGGATATAGCCCGCACTAGTGCTTTAACGAATAAAAAAATTAAAGTAGCCTATGCTAAGAATGTTATGGGTGATCCTCAAACAGTTAATTATGTACCGTTTAGAAACATAATGCTTTTAAGTATTTGTCTTGCATATGCAGAGAGTAATAATGCTGCAAAAATTATTCATGGAGCGGCGCAAGCTGATAGTGTCGCTGGATACTGGGATGGAAGCCCGGAATTTTTAGACAAAATAAACGAATTATCCTCTTTAAATCGACGGACTAAAATAGAAGTTATTGCACCTCTTCTAACTAAATCAAAAGCAGATATTGTTAAAACGGGTATTAGCTTAGGTGTCGATTTTAGTAAAACCTGGACATGCTATGAAGGTAAAAATATTGCATGCGGTAAATGTACGGCTTGTTCGCTTAGGATAAAGGGATTTCTAGATGCTGGATATATTGATCCTTTACCATATAAAATTGAAATACCTTGGGAGAAAAATAACTGTAAAAAAATTAATATATAGCTTCTCTTGACTTCTGTCTTAGCATTTCTTTATATGAAGGTAGCTCTCTAATTGCATCCTCTATATCTCTATCAGATGTAGGTATTGGACCGATAGCTAACCCGTCCACATCATCAAGCATTCTAGTATCTTTTTTTCTTTCAAAAAAAGCCTTATTTTTTAATAAACCTGTAACAACATCCCAAAACTGGCGTCTATCTACTCCAGCTATAATCATGTTTTTCTTAATAGAAGTAGACATATCATCGCCGTCTATTTCATCGCTCATTCCCTTAAAAATTTCATTTAATTTTCCTTCTAGAACAGCTTCATTATTTTTGTAATAAATAAATCCGCTTTCGTATCCTTCTTCTTCAGTAGGAAATTTTTTATCGACCACAACAGGCTGGTCTGGTAATGTTTCAGGGTTCGATATATTTTTAGTATTTAGTTTGACTAACCCTCCCAAAGTTTTTTTAGCATGAAGAATATATATTAAAATATAATTAATTGTATATTTTGCCATAGTAGGGCTTATACCATATTTTTGTTTAAATTCTGGTACTAAGCTATTGATAAATGCATCCGGTTCTCCAGAAAAATAATGCACCATTTTGCCATTAACTTCTTTTTTATCGCCAGTTTTTGCTATAATAGTTTTAGCCATGTCTTCAGCAACTTCATTCTCTGATTTACCCTGTATTTCAGCTACTTTCTTTATTGCCCCTGCGCCATATTGCTTTCCTTGCCCCGGCAAAGTCTTGTTTACAACAGGGCCTACATCAATACCGCCCTCCATTTCTACTGGAGACAACTCATTTAACAGGTTTGGATTACGAGATCTAACATAATTCTCATATATTAAATGTATATCTCTATTCATCTTGAAATATTTATTCTCTCAAATAAAATAATTTTATGTGTGGAATCTTTGGTTCTAAAAACTTTAAAACATATACAAGTCTTTACAATAAAAACAAAAAACGCGGTACTTTTGCGTTTGGCGGTATCTTTGTTACTGCAAATATTTACGCAACCCTCAGGTCGCCAGGCAAAATAACCTTATCAAAAAATCTAGTTATTAAATATTCAAAATTTAAAAGGAAAATAGACGATTTTGAGTATTTTCTCGGTCATACTCAAGCTCCGACATCATCTATTAGAAAATATGATCATAAAACATCACATCCCTTTAATGTAGAGGATTGGGTTGTTGCCCATAATGGTGTACTAACAAACCATCTTGAATTAAAGAAAAATATTAAAAATAAAAAATTGTTTAACGAAGTTGACTCTTCCATTATACCTGCTCTGCTACATTTACAGCGCAAAAAATTTCCCAAAAAAGATGAAGCCAGCCTCATTTCATCTATTTTAGGGCTACTACAAGGTAATTTCGGTCTTTGGATATATAACTCTAGATCTCAAAACGTTTATATTGCACGCTCGGGTGCTACTCTTTATGCAGATTTTTTAAATAATAGCTTTTCTTCATTATCTGAAAAAGGCTTTAAAGCTATTGAAGAAGGTGTTTTATATTTGTTAACACCGGAAGGTATTACTGAAGTCGGTGAGTTTAAATCAAACTCGCCTTTCTATACATGAAATTTGCTTTCTATTTTTGTACTCGTAAAAAAGCTGAAGATACTTTAACCTATCAATCTTTAAATAAGATTTTTAAAAAAGCTCTTTTTAAATTTAAGCTTTTTTATGATTTTAATAATGAAAAAGGGTTAAGCGAAAACTATAATCAAATTCTAAAAAATTACAAAAACGAATTTGATTATATTATTTTCTTACATGATGACTTGATAGTTGATGATGCAAACATTTGTGAAAAACTAATACAAGCCCACAAAGATTACGATATCGTTGGACTCGCCGGTGGTATTAATCCAGTTGTTGCAAAACCAGCTTTATGGCATCTAATGTGCGGTGGTTTTGGTAGTGGGAATTTAAGAGGAGCAGTTGCCCACCCAGCATCTTTACTGCATCAAGATAATCAAATTCTTATGACATGCTTTGGACCAACTCCCGCTCGCGTTACTATTTTAGACGGCCTATTTTTAAGTATAAATTGTAAGCGAGTTATTGAAACAAACTGGAAATTCAACGAAAACTATAAATTTCATCATTATGATATAGCAAGTAGCATAGATGCAAATAACAAAAAATTAAAACTCGGTGTAACACCTATTTGGGCGGTACATAGTTCACCCGGTCTTTTAAATCCGGGCGACAGTTCATTTTTGCAGAGCCAGGAAAAGTTTATTCAAGAATACTCTTGAATAACTATTTACGTAACATGGCAAAACTAGACCTAGATTTTTTTGAAACGGTTATTGTTTATAAATGCTTAACGGATGAATTATATCTTTCTTCTGTTATTGATTATATTAATTTAAAGTACCTTAAAAATACAGATAATAAAAACATCTATTCTATTATAAAAGATTTTTATACGAAGCGCGGAACAAAACCGACATTAACAGAAATAAAAACTTATCTAGATACCGATAATTTAAAAAAATCTTTTAAAAACGTTGCTAATAGTTTTTTAGATTTAGACAAAAAATTTAATGTTGATGAACTATACAGTAACACCGAAACATTTTTAAAAGAAAAAGCAGTTTATCATACAATGATGGATGTGGTGGATGATATTGGAAAAAACAGTGTGGATACATCAGCCGTTCTAAGTAAGTTTGAAAAAGCATGTAATATAAGCCTTGCAACAGATACCGGATTAGATCTCTTTCCTGATGTTGATAAGGTTATTGATGATCTTAATAAGGAGGACAATTATATTTCTAGTAAATGGAAATGGCTTGATGACAGGCTCGGTGGAGGTTTTTTAGAATCTGGCAGATCGATCTATGTATTTGCAGGTGAAACAAATATCGGTAAAAGTATTTTTCTTGGTAACGCTGCGGTGAATATTGCAAGTCAAAATAAAACAGTATTACTTATAACTCTTGAAATGCCTGAAATGGTATATGCAAAACGTCTCTTTACAAATATTACTAAAATACCCTTTAATCACTTAAAACCAGAATGTATAACTTTAAAAAATACTATTGAAGGCTATACAGTAGAAAAACCAGGCGCAAAAATTCTTATAAAAGAGTTTCCACCATCTACAGTTACCACAAACCATCTTAAAGCATTTATTAAAAAACTTACAAGCAAAGGATTGAAAATTGATGCAATTATACTCGATTACATTAATCTTTTACATACTACGCTCGGTAACAATACCTATGAACGTATAAAATACTGTACAGAGCAACTAAGAGCATTAAGCTACGTCTTTAATTGCCCTATAGTTAGCGCCACTCAATTAAACCGTGAAGGTTATAATACTACAGATCCCGGTCTTAATACAATTTCCGAAAGCATGGGTCTAGCAGCTACAGCTGATGTTATAATGAGTATTTGGCAAGAAGATACAGACAGAGAGCTAGGTGTTATAAAACTCGGCATAATGAAGAATAGATTTGGAGCAAATTTCGGTCATTGTATTATGCGTATAGATTACAGTACTTTAACTATTTCAGAAGATGAACATGTTAATGATACGGAAGCAAGTGCATCAACTATCAATACACTTGCTTCACTTTCAAATAATTAGAATTGATTTTTATAAGTTAAAAACTAAATAAATTTATGGCAGAAAAGCCTATTGACAATATCTTTATTTTTACAGATGCAGATCTCGACGGTGCATGCTGCTACTCTGTATTTAGATGGTATACAAAGCTTATATGCCCATATAAATCTTGTACGGAAAAAACATTTAGAAAAGATTTTGAAAATTTTTTAAAAAATAATAAAGCGGAAAGTTTTAAAAAAATTTATATTTTTGATTTATCTATTTTAAATAAAAATGAAGATATTGCCGATCTTCCTAATTTAACATACATTAACCACGGTGAAGATGACCCTGATGATATAAAAAAATTTAAAAATGCTAAAATTATAACCGAAAATAGCTCAAGCTGCGCTTTAATGCTTTATAAAAGATTAAAAGATAAATACGGAGACATTCTTACCGAACAACAAAAACTTTTAATATCTCTTGTTAACGACTACGACAGCTACAATTTAAAACATCCCCTGTCAAAAGATCTTAATTTTTTATTTTGGAGCTATCAGGGTGATAGAATAGAAAAATTTTACAATGATTTTAAAAATGGCTTTACAGTGTTTACCCAGCAGCATAAAAATTTAATTAAGTTTTACAAAGAAAATTTAAATAAAGTATTAGAAGGTTTAACAGTATTCAAAACAAATACTGAATATAAAAATTTAAACTACAAAGTAGTTAGTACATTTACGAATACGGCTCCCAGTGAAGTTGCCCACTATATTTTAGAAAAACACAATGGCGATATAGCTATTGTAGTAAATTTAAATACAAAATATATAAGCTTAAGAAAAGATAAAAACAAAAACGATAATCTTCATATTGGTAACTTTACAAAAACGAATTTCAAAGGCGGTGGAACTAAAAATATAGGCGGTGGATTTATCAATGAAGAATTTTTAACTTTTAGTAAAAAGCTGGAGGCCTGTAAATGAAAGTAGACCCCTCCTATTCAATCACAGCATATGAGTTTAATCATTTGTTTTACTCTTTTTGTACTTTAATAAGTTTACTACAAACTAAAAAAATGAATCTAGCAAACATATTTTTACTTCTTTTACAGAATTCAAACGTAAGAATTTTGTTTAAAGAATATTGTGATTTTGAAAATGATTATCTTGCCGTAAAAAGCTTTTTACAATTTGATACTGGATTATATAAGAGTAAATATATAATGAAATATCTTAACGCAAACAAAAAAGCACTACTATGATTAACGTAAACGCAGAAATAACGCTAGATAGAAAGAAATCCCTAGATAAGGATTATTTTGCAAGAAAATACAACAAGTTTGCTCGTGAGGTTCAAAAGTCTTTAGTATTAGAAACAATTCGGTTTTTTAAATATGGATACAAGCCAAGTGTTAAAAAGCGAGTCAAAAAAGAATTCGCTCGTTACAAATGGCGGTACTAGAATTTTCTGATTTTGAAAAGTATATTTACAATACTTTTTTAAGGGTCTCTCGTAACGGCAAACCTTACAAAAATAGAAAAAATTTTGCGGAGTTATTAGATAAAAAAGAATATGTTTATTTAAAAAAACTGTCAAATTTTTTCAATCGTTTTAAACACATTGACGTTCAAAGCTTTTTTAAAGCACCTTATGAACTTTACCAAGATGAAAATTATTTTGGATTGGATTATTATATCAGTCTTAAAGCGATTAACGCCTATACTACACTTTTGAAGAAAAACGAGCTCTTAGATCCAGACGAAAAACAACAACTTAAAAATATTTTAAAATCATTTAAGTTTATTAAACAGTTTTGCAGCGAGCAAAATATTAATGTAGACAGCTATGTAAACCATAGAACAAACAACATGTTTTCTTTTTTACTTCATTTACAAGAGCATAAAATCAATTTTTATTCTTTATTAGAATTCAAAGACACAATTCGCAACATAAGATTGGTGGGGCCCGAGGTTTTAGAGTTTATGCTAGGTAAAGATTTTTATTCAAAAATAGAAATTTTTAGAACAAAATATATTGTCTCGAGAAAAGCCAAATTACTCTGTTCTTATGCCTATAAAAAAATTAAAAATAACGCTTGAATTAGGTGTTGCTCATTATAAAATTTTAATATGAGTACATTTACCAATTCAATGTTTGAAAGCATTAAGTCTGCTTTAACTAAAGAAACAACAGCTTCTCGTACTAGAGACTTCCTAAGGACAGAGGTGGGCAATATATACACAGTTCGTTTATTGCCTAATATAAAGGACCCCTCAAAGACGTTTTTTCACTATTATTCTTATGGATGGAATAGCTATAGCACCGGCCAGTTAGTAACATTTGTAAGCCCTTCTACCTGGGGTCAACGTGATCCGATTGGTGAAGAGCGCTACCGTGTTTTGCGCAATGGTAGTGAAGAGGAAAAGAAAAAGATGTCCGTTATTTTGAGAAGAGAAAACTGGTTAGTTAATACTTATGTTATTAACGACCCTGTTAACTCTGATAACAACGGTAAAACTAAGTTAATTCGGTTTGGTAAACAACTCCATAAAATTATCATGGATGCTATAGAGGGAGAAGATGCAGAAGAATTTGGCCCGCGCATTTTTGACTTGTCTTCTAAAGGTTGCAGCTTAAAAATTAAAGTAGAAAAGCAAGGAGACTATCCTACTTATGTTTCTTCTAAGTTTCAATCTCCTAAGGAAATTGAAGGACTGGATGAAGCTGATTATGATAAAATTTATAAAGGAGTATTTGATTTAGAGTCTTACGTGAGTGCTAAAACATACGACGAGCTTAAGACTTTATTTAACCAACATTACTATTGTAAAGAAGATGCGATAGAAGAAGTAACTGCTGCCGTTGAGGTTCCTCAAATTGTTACAGAAGTCAAATCTGTTAAAAGGTCTTCTGCACCAGAACCCAAGGCTTCTAAAAAGCAGCAAGAAGATGACTTGACAGATGATTCTATTAATAATCTTCTTAAAGAACTCGATGAGTAATGAGCGACGCTTTTAGAGAATCTACACCAGAAGAGATACGTTTGGCTACGCTTCAGTTTATGGGGCAAAATTTAGGCGATTTAAAACAATTAGATAGCCACATTGTTAATAAAAACCCCACTCTTCAGGGACTCAATTTAAAAGCGGAAGAAATTATTCGTAATTTGCCTCAAGGTCAAAGTCGAGGAATACCTCAGCATAATTCTGTTGGTGCGTCTGCACCAAATATACGAACTCAACCTCAAATTATGGTAGCTCCTAGAGTTGGTTCTGATGATTCTGGTAAAATAGTTGATAGTTTATATAAAATAGCCGCGACGTTGGAAAAAATTGAACAACTTTTAAAAGACGCCCTTTTTTATCTTAAAAAAGAGCCTAATTAATTGATGACGGTTACGATTTCTAATAAAGATTGTTTTTTAGACAGCTTCTTAGGTTTTATTAGTAAAGTTTCTGAGAATGCCGTTCTAACTGTAGCAGATAAAAATATATCTTCCTTACTTTCTACTAGTGATAGTACTGTAATTGTACATTCTCTTTATTCTGATGATAAAATTAAAGGTAGCCATACTCTAAATATTCCCGATTTAAAAAAATTACATAGATTATTTTCATGTATCGGATCTAAAGATTTTGAGATTACAATTAATACAAATAATATAAGTTATAGCTCTGACGATATTCGTTTTAAATATCATTTGTTTGATGACGGTATTATTTCAACACCTAAATTAAACATGGATAAATTAAATGATTTAAAATTTGATGGTAGTTTTTCTATATCTCAACCTATATTGATTAATTTAATTAAGGCCAGTTCTATTAACATAGATTCTAGTAAGCTTTATCTAACTTTTAAAAATAATAGTGTATTCGGTGAATTAACAGATAAAAGTAAGCCAAATATTGACTCTTTTGATTTAAAACTCACGGAAGATTATGTAGGTTCACCAGTAATAAATAGTATGCCCTTGAATTTTGAAATTTTTAGAATAATCTCTTCCATAAGGGCTAAGACCTTTAATGTTAAAATTCACTCTAAAATGAGTATAGTCTTACTTGAAATATCTGATAATTTTGCTACTCATAAAATTGTAATATCTGCCCTGGCAAATTAAATGAGCAAAAATAAAATTAGAACACCGGGTTACTTTATAAAGCGTCTTAAAGATAACGGCTTTATTGTTCTTAAAGTTTTTTCTATTTACAATAAAGCTGATCCTAGAAGATGGACTGTTCTTGTAAACCCAAGTGAGGTGTCTGTTTATATCACATGCTTTAACGATGGCAGCGACAATAACGCTACTTGCTTTGAATTTAATGATGGTGGTAATAGATTTCCTAGAAATTTAACACTTAAAACAGAAAGCATTGAAACCGTAGTTGATTATTTGTTAAAATACGGTGCGTCATGTAACAAGGATTATTCTGGTCGCTGTAGATTTGTATCAAAGAGAATAAATAATAATGATGAAGAAGGCAAACCAGAACGAGTCAAAGGATAATAACGACTTTGACCCAAATAATAGCGAAACTAAAGATTTAGCTAGAAAAGCCTTTGCTGCTTTTATTCAAAATCAGCTAAAAGAAGACAACTCTGCCCGTAAAAACACCGAAGCGTTAGTTAATACAGTTCAAGAATTTTTAAATTCTTTTATAATCTTAGGTTACACAATGGATGGCGAGCCCGTTAATTTTATATTTGCTCACAATCAACAAGAAGCAGATTCTCTTGCTACATTACTTAATAAATTTTTCATGAAAAATGTCCGGGGCGGTCCTGGAGATATAGAATAATTTTAATAAGTTTTATTGTGCGCGACTCTATTATAATCCTAGGTAAAGGATTTATTGGTAACAAGCTTTTTTCGTTTTTGCACAACGAAAATTTAGATGTTTACCATATTTCCAGGAAAGAATGTGACTATTTTAATTTAGAAAAATTAGAAGAATACATCAATACAACAGTAAAAAATAATTACGTTACTATTATTAATTGCTCAGGTTATACCGGTAATCCAAACGTAGAGAGCTGTGAGGATAATAAAGAGATATGTTTCGAATATAACGTTAAACTACAATCTCTGCTAAATTATTTTTGTATTCAACACAACTTTGCATTAATCACCATTTCTAGCGGTTGCATATATACCGGATATCTTAAAGAATATAGCGAGACAGATACACCTAATTTTGGATTGTTTGATACTGAGAGTAGTTTTTATTCTAAAACAAAACATGCAGCTGAATTAATAACAAACTTTGTAAACACAAGCATTTTACGAATTCGCATACCCTTCACGAGTGAGATAAACAGAAAAAATTATTTTATAAAAATCTTAAATTACGATACACTCATTGACATGCCTAATAGCTGTACATGCGTCGAGGACCTTTGTGTTTTTATTTATAAATTTATATCTTTGAATTATCAATATATAAGGCCTGGTATCTACAATGTCGCCAATAAGGGTGGTATTAAAGCGTCAACGGTTGTAGATATTTTAAAAAGAAATAGCATGCAAAATTTGAAATGGCAGTTTAAAGATTACAGTGAATTAAATTTTAAGGTAAATCGATCAAATTGCTTGCTATCAACAGATAAAATATCTAAAATAGGACTAGAGTTACCAGACATTTATGACTCATCTGAAAAATGTATTACAGCGCTTAAAGAGCAGCTTTTCTAAGATACACCCAAGACCAAGATACATTTATGCGGTAATTAAAGGAACTTATCTTGGAGAGTTGCTGGTTTATTGCAAAGATTTAAAAGAAAGCGCAGGGTTTTTATCAATGCCAAAAATGATTAATAGACATATACCTAAAGAAAAGTTTTATTTTGGTGTCGAAAACGGTATAGTTGATGTTGTACAAAAATTGCCTAGATCAGTATATGATATTTGCCTCCGTCAATATAAAAAGAATGGATTGTAATTTAAAGTTTATTTATAAATATTTTTATGGACTTTATACAACCTAGAAAAATTACATCACCCATATCAGGTCAACCGGTTACCCCTCGTTTAAAAACATATATTCGCAACGGAAAAGAAGTTGTAGAAGCTGAGTATATTGATCCTGCAAGCGGTACTTTTATTCGAAAAGGTATAGTGTCTGTAAAAGATATAAAACAGTCTACTAATAATCAACCCTACATACATACACCGGACACAGACCCTAAGCCAGGTTCTTCTGAACCTGAACCCTTACCTATTCCAAAACCTTAAATTGTGGAAATACCCCAAGAGTACATAGTACAAAAATACTATCAGTATGCTGGTTACCCGCGGTTTAAAAAGTTATTACAAACATATGAGGCTGGTTGCCCTGTGTGCAGAGAAGGTAATTCTTGGGGAAAGAAACGTCGCTGCTATTATATTTTAAATAAAAACATTATATGTTGTCATAATTGTGGTTGGTATGGCTCTCCTGTAAAATGGATACAAGAAGTTTCTGGTTTAACTATTGGAGAAATTTTAAAAGAGGCCTCTTCTTATGATATTATACCTGTTGAAATTAAAGACGAATTACAACCTTCAATTAAGCAAGTTGAATCTCTACCTACGGACAGCATTAACTTATTTGATAAGTCGCAGATTTCCTTTTTTAAAGATAATAAAGTAGTTAGAAAAGCATTAGATATTATTAAGAATCGTAGATTAGATACAGCAATCAACCGTCCTGGTGCACTCTATATTTCTCTTAACGATAAAGTACATAAAAATAGAATCATACTTCCGTTTTATGATAAAAATAACAATATAATTTTTTATCAGTCTAGAGCTATTTTTGATAGTGATTTAAAATTTAAACCTAGATATTTGAGTAAAGTTAGGGGAGAAAAATCATTGTTTAATATAAATCAAATTGATGTTGATTTAAATTATATATTTATTTTTGAAGGACCTATTGATTCTTTTTTTATAAGAAACGGTGTGGGTGTAGCTGGCATTCAAGAAGATTCGTCAACCAGCCTTTCACTATTTCAAGAAAGACAGTTATTTGAGTTTAACTTGTTGAAAAAAATTTGGGTTTTAGATAGTCAATGGATTGATAAAGCTAGTAGGAAGAAAACTGAAAAGCTTATCTCAAATGATGAGACGGTTTTTTTATGGCCTGAAAATTACGGTAAAAACTATAAAGATATTAATGAACTATGTATTGATTTAGGTAAAAACGAAATAGATACACCATTTATTTTAGATAATATTGCGAGCGGTATTAGAGCAAAGCTGCTTTTAACTAAAATTAAGTAGACGTCATCGATATTAGATAACCTTTAAATGCTTCGCTTAATGAACTAAGCTCTGCAGCGATTCTAGCTATCTTTTTCTTTTCACTTCTTGCTACATCTTCAAATACAGAATCACATCTAGCAGCGTGTAGTTTAGATTGAACCGATCCATTATCTGTACCATTTAAATAACCTATAAATTTATCTATTTCACTTATCCAAGATGTTAATTCAGCTTTTTGGTGTACTTTTTCTCTTTCTAATTCACCGCCACCATGTGGTACCTCTACGTCAAAATCCTCAGGAGTTGTTGATTTTAAAGTCTGTGCCATAGCCTCTCTATCGGATTCTGGTGTTTTGTCTACATCAGTAGGAATTACTGTAGTGTCTGCTTCTAGAATATTAAAAAAGCGTTTTTCAAAAATATTACTCATACATTATTATTTATCCTCGAATAAATATATTTAGTGAAGAAAAAGTTAATGTTCGAGGATGCTATTGAATATTATAATAAATGGACAACAGGTATGGCTGCAAGAGAAATTGCTGCACAACAAGTTACACTTAAAGACCTGTTTAACAAATCCATGTCTCAATTTCCTAATCAAATTAAATTAAGAAAGAATTTACCTTTTCCACTAACAACAGTTACAGATTCTTTAGGACAAATTTATGTAGATGCATCAAATGCTTTACAGCTCTTTGAAACTGCATTAAATTTCCCTCTTGTATCAGAGAATACTAAAGCAAAGCATGAAGTACAAGATGCTATTCAAAAACTGAGAGCTATAGTAGACACAGTTAAGTATATTGGTAATGGCTTAGATAAAATTATTGATTAGTTTCTTTGTTCTTATAAAATAATTGTGAACTTGAGACCTTTTATTCAGACTACTATTTTAATTTTTGTTTCTGTTCTAGCAGGATTTGTTTGTGATGAACTTGGTATTAATTTTTGGGTAGGGTTATTTTTGGGACTAGCATTACAGTTTTTAATTTTTAATATCTACAGCAACATCCTGACCATCTATGTAAATCTTAAAAATAAAAAGCTAGAAAATGAAAGAATAAAGGAATTTTCTTATCAAGGTTCAGAAGTAACATGCCCTTGTTATAAAAAAATTAAATCATTCGTTCCCATTCGTCTTAACACAGATAATTCATACTTATGTCAAGAGTGTAAAAAAGAAATAGCTGTTTACATAGATGTGTCTACAGCTATTACAACACAACCTATAGATAATACTAAAGAGGCATTAAAAACTATAGTAGATAGTTATGTTCCGGAAAGCGATCGTGCCTAATTCAATAAATTCTCTAATTGACGCTAAATTAGCTGACCCGTTCGTACCGGTTACAGAAATAATAAAAAGAGATCCAAAAGAAATTTACGATTTTTTAAGACTAAATTTAAATGATAATGTTCTTAACAAGCTTTTAGAAAATAGTTTTTATTATTACAAGTGCGATATTTCAAATTCAAAAGATCTAATAAAAAATACCTTATCCCTTTTACTAGATTATATTTTAGATAAGGTAAAAAATTCATCGATTGAAGAGGAAAAAAAACACGATATTCTCGATTTTTGTAGGAATTATTTTAGAATTTTTTCTTCTCAATCAGAAGTTTTTTGTGATTTATTAGATTTTTTAGGAAAAAAACAAGTAATACTTGAACCTAAGGAAATTATTATTATAATATTAGGATATGCAACAGGAACATTCAAAAAAATATATTCAAATTAAATCTAGCGATAAAGAATATAATTTAACCTTACACGAGTATAGTCGATGGTTATGTCTTATAGAGGCTTTAGATCATATTACAGTGAAAGCTAAGCAACTTAAACAAGATATGGAAAAAACTAGTGAATGGATTAAACCCCTTTCATTTCAAAAATACATAGATGAAAGATTCGATACTATGATTGAAGAGATATCGAATCTTGAAAAAAATACTTATACCGCGACATTTCCTACAGTTGAAATAAGTAATAACATATGCACTACATTGTCGGAACCAATTTTACAGTAGGCAGAAAAAAAAATATTGTTTTAGACAGCAATAACGCTTCTAGTACGCGTTATGAAAGACAACTTAATGCAGGGTGTAATTATGTTATTATAAATATCAGAAAAGAAGAAGATAAACTTGTTTATAAGTTAAGAGAAAATACTGGTAAAATATTAGAACTGTCCTTTAACAGTGCACGAGAGGCAGATATTTTAATCGCTTCTTTTAGAAATGAACTAATACAAGCTTAGTACCCACCGTAAACGTTATCGTAATTTTTTGTTGAATAATCAAATATATTTTGCGAATCATCACTATATTCATAAGGTTTATTAGCACCTGAAACCGTATTATTTTTCGTATCATCAAAAATCTGATCGTTGACTGTCTCGCCTCCTGATAGACCTGGTTCGAATGAATATTCAAATCTCTTAGCTTTTATCAACCATACATAGTGACCTGCAAGAGGATTAATTTGAGCAATATCTTGATCTAATCTCTCTGTTATTTCATAAAACCGCCCATTTCTACCACCTGGACGATCTAATCCATATTCATAGAGTTGGAATAAATCACCTGATTTAGGTTCTGAATAACGGCCAAACACAGTGTAAAAAGAGGTTATATGGACAAATGCTGTTACTTCATCCTCTGACAATAGGCCATATTTACTAAGCATTAAAGCATTTTCATTTAAATTAACTGCTATTTTTAAAAACTTAGGTTCTTGGTATTTTTGTGTAGGGTGCTCTCCATATAAATTATCAGAAGCAGATAAATTAAAACTATTAACATAATACAGTACTTTTTGCCCATATAAATTTATTTGCTCTTGCCAATAATTTGAATATATTAATCTTTCACATTCGTTTTGTGTTTTATCCGTAAAACTAAAACATTGATTAACTGGATCTATACCAGGGTATACCTGTATACCGTTCATACCTGTATAAAAATCGTTAGACATTTTTAACACCCCTTATTTTTGTTAATTTATATCTTTTAGATGTTTGATCGAAACTAAGAATAATTCGTGTACCGTCTTTTTCACTTGGCTTGCCTATATCTTTAATCTCTGATTTAAAATTACTACTAAAATATTCTTTTCCAAAATCTGCTTTTGTAGGAAACAAACCTTCAATCTCTTTAACATCTAAAGGTGTAAGATAAACAGATCTGCCTACTTCCATGTTTTTAATAGCTTCTAATTTAGAATTTGTTTTTTTAGATCTAACATAATCTGGAACAGTTTTTCCAGGAGATTGAGAATGAGAAGAAGGATCCGGTACAACATCCTTCATATGGCGATGTTCTACTCCAGTTTTAATAAATTCAAGAAAAGTCATCACAAATATATTTAAGCAAAAAAAGAGCCTAACTTACGTCAGGCTCTTTCATTTATAATCTATTTTATATTACTTTTGATATATATAAGCCCCGACATTGGATGCTTTACCAGCAACTTTATTGCTCTTACCAGTAAGCGATTTTCCTTTGCTATCCGCTAAGTTACCGTCATTACCTACTTTGTCAGTAACCTTACCATCACCATGACCTTTAGCAACCAAGTTAGTAACTGTACCATGTACTTTATTATCTTTCTTAGTTAACGATTCACCAGCAGAAGGCTTAAGCTCTGTCATTTCAGTAGCTTCTTTATGAGCACATTCTTCTTTCTCGTCGTCGGCTTCTTCATTTGCTTCGCTGGGCTTAAGACCACCGAGATCTTCTGATTCACCGCCTAAATCTTCTTCACCACCATGATCTTCTTCTCCGCTACCTAAAGCAGAATGAAGAACATCACAAAGTTGCTGAGCAACATCGCGAGGTAATGTGAAGCTTACTTCACCGCCTTCTTCGTCTTTATTAATATCTATATCTAATGCCTCCGCATCAGCCATATCGTCTTTAACTGTCGGCTCACCGCCGAGAACTTCCTCGTAAAGCTTATCAAAAATAGACTTATTATTCATAAAATTATTTATTCTTTTTACTTCTGTTTTTTCTAAATTTTGTGAATATTTTTTAGGCTCGAAGTGATTATCTTCTTTAGTATCATGCTCAGGGTCTACTAATGCATTTTTGTCAAAATTCTGCGAACTCTCCGGACCCGTATTTTTTATAAAAGCCTTAGGATCAGCTTTTGCATCGGTTAATTTCTTATCTTCTGCCTTTTTAAATGTAGACAGCTTATTTTTAGATACTGTTTTTTCATACAATAACCCTATATCTACTAGTGTCTTTGCGTTATTCACTTAAATATTTATATCTATATGCTTCAAAAAAATGAAAAACAATTTTATCTAGGAAATTCAAATTTACCACGACCAGACGCAACGTTTGATTATGCATCTAACCCTCAGTGGATCAAGGATATACGAAAATGTACAAAGAATATACTTTATTTTGCAGAGAACTTTTTTTATATAGTAAATCTCGATCAAGGTAAAATAAAGATAGAACTATTTCCATGTCAAAAAAGAGTACTTAGATCTTTAAGAGATAACCGTTTTTGTAATTTACTTGCATCTCGTCAAATTGGTAAAACAACTTTAATGACCATATATGCTCTTTGGTTGGCTTGTTTTCACGAAGATCAAAGAGTGCTTATCGTAGCAAATAAAGAACAGACAGCTATTAATATTTTTAAAAGAGTTAGAATAGCATATGAACAGCTTCCCAATTATTTAAAACCTGGAACAGTTGAGTATGGTAAAACTTCAATGACTTTAGGCAACGGTAGTAGCATTGGTATTTCTACTACAAGTAGCGACGCTGGCAGAGGTGAATCCGTAAATTGTGTTATTCTTGATGAGCTAGCTTTTATTGATAATCACTTAGTAGAAGAATTCTGGAAATCAGTTTACCCTATAATTTCTAGTTCTAAAAAATCAAAAATTTTTATTGCAAGCACGCCTAACGGTACTGGAAACCTTTTTCACGAAATATATACAGGAGCCTTGGAGGGGAAAAACGGCTGGAAGCCTGAACGAGTAGACTGGTGGGAAGTTCCCGGCAGAGATGAATCATGGAAAGAGCTTACTATAAGATCTATAGGCAGTAAAGAGGCATTCGATCAAGAGTATGGTAACGTGTTTTTTCAATCAGGTGAAAGTTCAATTAATGATATTGTATTCGATAAGCTAAAAACTGATTGTGTAGAACCAAAATTTGTTTACGACGAAGGTAAATATTTTCTATGGTCAGAACCTAAACAGGATTTAATATATGTAGCAGGAGTTGATGTTAGTGAGGGTGTAGGAGAGGCTGCCAGCGTAGTACAAATTTTCGATATAACAGATTTAAAAAACATAGAACAGGTAGCTGTATATTACGATAAGCATACTTCACCTTATAATTTTACCTCTAAACTTCATGAAGTATTAAAACACTGGGGATCACCTTTGGCCATGATCGAAAGAAATAATTGTGGAGCACAAGTAGTAGATCAACTTAAGTTCACATTAGGATATGAAAATATTGTATCGTACGGAACGAAAGCAGGTACATCTGAATTCAAGAAAGTAGGTATTAGTGCTCACACAAATACAAAATACAAAGGTGTCATGAATATGCGTTATTGGATTAATGAATTAAATTCTGTAAAAATTCGTGATCTAAAAACATTACAAGAGTTAAGAGATTTTGTGCGCTATCCCAATGGCACGTGGGCAGCTAAACCCGGGGCAGATTTGCATGATGACCGGGTTATGGGTTTAATATGGGCTTTAATAATTTTAGAAAACGAATTAGCAGAAAAATATTTTGAAATATTAGAGTTAGATTCAAATAAAAAACCTTTAAGAATACGATCTCTAGATTACGGTATAAAATATTTTGTTAATCCGGGATCAATTTACAGTAATGAAAAAGACGGTACTGGTTTCAAACCTTTACCGATTATTATTCCAGCTTCTGAATCTGATGCTATTTCTGATATGCAAGAATTAGAATCCCAAGGCTGGAAGAGATTAAATTAATATATGAGTATTCTTACTCCTTTACAGCAGAGCCCTTTTAATAAATCACGCCGCGATAAATTTTTAATGTCGTTTAATGTACCGCCCGCTCTTAAACAAATTTCTACAAAAGATGTAAGAGATAACAATATTATTATACCGGATACTCTTCAGTTTTCAGTATTTGGTATTATTGTTCCAGACATTGAAATAAGTGCCTCAGTAGTTAGATATGGGGGTCAAACATTGACAACTAGCAGTTATAATAGAAATCCTTATCCTCCCATGGTTGTAAACTTTACGGTTGATAATAGATTTAATAATTATTGGGTCATTTATACATGGTTAAACTTATTTAATGACGAAAAACAAGGAACATTCGATATAGATAATTTGACTAAAACTCCTAAAGCTCTTAAAGAATTCGGTATCTCTAAACCTGAAGATATAAACTTAGTTAGAGAAGTCAACTTAAACTATAGAGCCGATATTTCTATATATGCTTTAGATGAATATAACAAAAAAACCGTACAGTTTAAATATATTCAGTCATTCCCTACATTCCTAGGTGGCATAAATTTTAACTACCGGGATGGTACTGAAATAGAAACAAGCTTTGCGTTTAGTTACTCCCAGTTTTATGTCTCCTTAGTAAAAGATGTAGATATGTAAAGAAAAAAGTAAAAAACTTTATCCAAAAAAACATAAATAATTTATATGGCACGTACGATCCAAAGCCCCGGTGTTGAAATTAAAGAAGTAGACCTTTCATTAGCAGCTATAGGACAAGCTGCAACCACAGTTTTTGTACCTGGTTTTGCTTCAAGAGGTCCTGTTGCCGAGCCTTTTAAAATTGCAAGTATTTCACAATTTGAACAAATCTTTGGCCAACCCACAAATGCTGCTGAGAGATATTTTTATCATACTGTAAAAGCAGTTTTTCAGAGCCCTGCTGATGTTCTTGTGTATCGCCTACCTTATGGTGGTGGCGCCGGAGTAGGTACAAGTCAAAATTTTAGTGCATTAGTATATCCAGTGGTTTCATATGTTAACAGTGCTTCAAGCACATCACTTACAACTGCAAATTCTCATTATTATTTTGGTAAACCGACACATGTAAGATTATCTGAAGTAGAATATCTAGATATTTTAAGAGGTAACGCTTTTAATTGGAGCGCTGATACGGGTGGTGTTGCAACATTTGAAACTGTACCTTCTTTAAGTGCTGCTGGTTTAATTATTCTCAACAAATCGCAGTCATCTATTAATTCTCGTTACGAAGGTTATTATGTAGGTATCGTTGATAATACTAATCTTGATCCGGCTACTCCTTTTAACGATATAAATGCTATTAAAACAATTAATAATAGCAACCTATTTATCAATAACTATATTGATATACCTAGCGTTAGATTAAACTTCCCTCTCAGTGCTGCTCCCGCTGGTGTAGCCGGGAGTATATCAGAAGTACTTGAAAATATCCCTACATTTAATATTTATAATCCACAATTTAATGATACCGCTATTGTAGGCTTATTCAAACTACGTCAATCTATCTTTTCACCAGATACAATCGCTCTTGATTATGTTCTAGAAGAAGGCTTTATTGGTTCATTTGATAATTTTAGGCAGATCAATAACGTAAATGGCGGACCACCCACCAGCTTCTTTTTAGAAAATCTTGATGATACGTCTTTAAATATAACGACGCTTGTTAATCCCTATATTTCTAATAAAGCTACAACAACATGGTTAGATCTCTCTGGTATACCTTCAAAAATGGTAAGGTTCTTGAGTGAACCCATAGCAACTCCGAAAGTTGATGAAAGTGCAGATGAATATGAAACCCGTCTTGGCGCTCCTTCCGCATCTTTACAAGCTTTTATTAATACATACGGTACAACAAACGCATTGTTTTCACTAGGCGACTACGAGAGCACAGATCTTACTACTAAGGTTATTGGTAATGTTCCTGCTAAATTAGTAGCAGCCTTTGATAAACTTGAAAATGCAGATGTATATCCGATTAACATAACGGTTGAAGCCGGCTTAGGTACCGTTTATATCAATTCGTTTAACCCATTAACAGACGGTTACTTCGATGATTCTATTGTATACGGTGCGATCAACGCGTTAAGTGCATCCGATCTTCGAGTAATTCCTTCTGTCATACAAAATTATTTAGGTGTTGCAAATGAATTTATTAACTTTGCTTCTAACAAGCGTAAAGATCATATTTATATTGCAGATCCTATTACAAATATTTTTGTACAGGGACTTAATGTTAAGACGCTAGATGATCCTACAAAGAGCTTTTCAACAAATATCTACTGGCCTTTACGTAATCAATTTAATGCCATTAATACAAACTATGCTTGTACCTTTGCAAATTGTGGTCGGACGGTAGATGTTATTACAAATCAACAAATCTGGGTACCGTTCTCTGGATTTGCTGCTGCTAACTTTGCAAATACAGACTCAACATATCAGCCTTGGTATGCACCTGCAGGATTTACACGCGGTATTGTAACAGGCCTTAATGATTTAGCGTTTTATCCGAAACAAAAACAGCGCGATCAGTTGTATAAGATCGGTATTAATCCGATTGCGTTCTTCCCTGCCGAAGGATTCGTAATCTTTGGTCAAAAGACCCTGCAGCAAAAGCCCAGCGTATTTGATCGCATTAACGTCCGTAGGTTATTCTTAAGCTTAGAGAACAGAACACGTGAGACCGTCAAGTTTTTTGTGTTCGAACCGAATACACTGTTTACACGTACTAATGTGGTTAATACAATCACACCGATATTTGATAATGCAAAGAATACACAGGGTATATTTGATTACTTAATTATCTGTGACGAACGTAATAACACACCAGAAATTATTGATGACGGGGTACTTGTAATTGATATTTATGTGAAGCCGGTACGTACAGCAGAATTTATATTATGTAACTTCTATGCTACGAGAACTGGTACAAACTTCCAGGAGATCGTAACGTAAGGGATAAATAATTTTATGGCCGATGTAAATCAACTTATAACCGACTTTTACAGAGTAGCAACATCAAGAGAATTTGCACGCGACTTTAATTTTCGTGTATTAAACATTAACGCCGGTGGTGCCAGTGGCGTAACATTCGATAACAACGATTTAGTCTATATTAAATCAACTTCATTACCAGCGCGTTCAATTACAAATATTACGGTTCCTTACATGGGTCTCAATTTTAATATACCAGGTACTGCAACATACCCGGGGAGCGATGCATGGGACGTAACGTTCTATGCAGATGCAAATTCCCAAATTCGTCAAAAGTTTGAACAATGGACAAGAGACACGTTTGATGATGCCACCAGCACGGGAAATTATTTTACACCAAACCAAACATCTGTTATTGACTTGGTACAGCTTGACAATCAGTTGAACCGTGTACAGCAGTATCAGTTAGTTGGTGTTTCCCCTCGTCAAGTAGGTGCACTTACATATAATATTGCTACCGGTACAGGCGATACAATAGAATTTACAGGTACATTAGCCTATCATTACTATAGAATTGTGAGCTAATTAGGTTTCCCTAATAAATAATTAGGTGATATCGGACCCGAATAGTTCCTTTCTAGGAGGAATTTCACAAAATCTTAATCAGTTTACTTTTGCACCTCAGTTCGCTAGTTTATTTGGTTTTAATCTCCCTGCTGTACCTATTATAAGCGTACGAGATTATTTCTTAGTACAAATGGAATCTTGGTTTTCTTCTATACCAACATCAACACAATGGGTAATGGTAGTAGATAATTACCCTAAAGCATTACGCACAAGTATTATACAAGGCTTAGAACGTATAGATGGCGGGCGTCGAGGGTTTGATATAAACCCGGCAACAACTCTTTTGAATAGTTTATTTTATCAAAAGATAATTGGGTGCTTATTTGCTAGTTCTATAACACTACCATCAGAAGAATTTGATCCCGAATCCGTTTCAGTTTCTAATAACCGTGGTTATTTACCTGGTGTATTAGGAGGCCCTAGAACGAATACCCCTAAAACTTTAACAATTGATTTTAGAGAAACCAATACATCGTTTATAGACTTTGTCATACGTCCTTGGACAATTTTAGCTTCACATTACGGAATGGTGGCTCGCCCGGGCGATAATGGGCAGCGCAAAGATGATAAAAATATTAAATGTAATATTCAAATTTTTCAATATACACGCACATTGAGAGCTATTTCTATGATTCCTCGTAAGATATGGACGTTTTATAACTGTATTCCCTACAATATTGGTGAGGAAACATTTGATTATGATACCGATAAATTAGATATCTTTAGTACTAGATGGACATTTTCAAATTATACTGTAGAAAATAACAATTATTTAGCCTTAGCAGACATTATTAACCGTATTCAGCAGGGTGCTATACCGCGCGTTACAACATTTCAAAATGGTATTGGTAGTATTAATCCCATAGGATTTATCTAAACCCTAATAAATTATTACATGGGTGATTTTTTCTTTAATGGCTATGCTCCTACCCTACAAAAGGACATTAAGTTAAAAGAACTTTCGTTTGCTCAATACAAAACTCTTAACAAGTTTATTACTAACAACAACGATACGCATATTTCTGATTATTTTACAAAAATTTTACAAGAAAATATAGTAGAAAAAGATGTCTTATCGCAGTTAACTAGCTATGACAAATTTTGTTCATTACTAATGCTTAGATGTATATCTGTTTCTCCTAATGTTGAGTACAAAAAAGAGGGCGGTAACTACAAATTCCCTCTTATACCCTTTCTTCAACAGTGTCTTGACATTAAAACAGAGTTTTCAAACGAAATAAATATAGATAATATTTCTTTTTTACTTGGTCTTC